CAACAAAAAGAATAAAAAAAAGCGGAATTTTTTACGTTCCGCCTTCCGACCGTGTTACCACAATCCAAAAATGATTCAGTAAGTGTTCTAATGGTAACTATCTGAATACGTTATTTACTAAAGAACTCACCCAGCTTTTCAATTGACTTGCTGGATAAACTACTTCCACTCATGAATTTATGTAAGTTAGGCTGTCTTATCTCTACTAACTTTGAAAAAGCGTTAAGGCTTAATTCGTGTTTTTGTAGGTACTGTTTAACCATTGCCCGTGTTACTTCATTCGCTTCGCTTAATACTTGTGCTGCGTAATTCATAAGTTACCTAAAAAATCGTCAAAGTCTTTATTGCCGTAACTTGGTCTGCCTTGTGGCTTCGCTTGTTGTTTAGCTTGTTCCTGAACTGGTTTAAAACTTAATGACTGAAACTTTCCTTTTTGTCCGTCTTTTACCCATGCTGAAACGTAATACTCAACGCCACCTATTGTAGCTTTACCCTGATAGTGTGGATGCGTTTCTTTTTCTCTTTTGTCGTTAGTGAATAACGCTCCTGAATTGTCTCTTTTTTCCATTTTTACTTTGTTTTAATATATAACCTTTTAAATCTTTCAACCGAACAACAAAACTCCGTTATAGGGTTTGTTTCATATTGTCTTATTGTTTCGTACCAAAGTTTATCTTTTTTAAAGTCTTTGATTTGTACTATTTGCTCTCGGGTCGTGTTTTTGTAATACCCCATTACTTTTAAATCTTCATTCATAATTCTAAAATTAAATTGTTATAATATACTCTTGCTAACTCTATTCGTTCTTTGATTTGTTCTATTACACTTTCGTCTTTTGCTATTTTAAAGACTTTCACGCGCTTTTCTTTTGGTATATGGTCAAAGTTATGTTTAGACTGTACAAAGTCTCTTACATCCAAACTTTCATCAATTAACCCTTGTTTCCAATGTTCACGCCTTACTTCGTCCTCAACTATTTGAAAAGGTGTGTTTACAAGGCAATAACAAAGTAACGCTTCGTCTTTTCCTGTTAACCATAAGTAACCTTGTAATTGATAGTAATAATCTTTATTAGGGCATTCGGTTTCAAAAAACGGAAACGTTGTAGCATCCCAGCTGCATTTTACATCCAAAAGAATTTCATTCGTGTTTACGTCTGGCGTTCCAGTTAAATAATCGTTGGTTAGGTTCTCTTCATTCTTGTAAATAAAGCCTAAATTCAACACATCGTTAACAAGTTCTATTCCCTCGTCTTCTACTTCGTTACCTTTGTCCGTGTATCTACTCCAGAACTCCTTACGGATTCCGTATTTATGTTCAATTGCAAGTTCCTGAATATAGGTCTTAGTAGTTTTAGATAAGACCTCACCCTTTGTTTTGGGTGAAGTCATCAATTTTCCTATTTGTGAAGCTCGTATTTTCATAATATAATTTCAATAATGCTATAATAATATTGCTCTGCTGTTGGAATTGTTGCGTGTTCTTCAAATTCAGCAATTAATCCTAATTTATAACCATTATCAGAACCAACCTCGTAAGCATTCATTATTTGCTGTTTTTCTTCTTCTAACTTGTAAGTTAACAATTCTATCATTTGTTCTTTTGTATATGAACTTTGCATTCTATCAATCTCAAAAGAATGTATTAATTTTTGTAATACGGTTTTCATATCAGTAACAATGCTTTTTGTTGAACTTCATTTAATTCAAACTTTGCTTGTAGTTCTTCGGCTGTAAATTCACCGTTACGGATAGCTTCTACTGCTTTTAAGAATCGTTCACCTTGTATTGTAGGCTTTTTTTCCGTCTTTACGGCTTTTATTTGTTCTCCAGCTGCATCAACGTCTTTATCGGTTACAATACCTAAAATCGAAGAAAGTGCGTAACGTCTTAAATAAGTAATTGCAGAACCTAAAACTTGAAAATCATTCATTCCTTTTAACTGAACGCCTTGAGGAATATCTGTTTTGCTATCTATTTGTTCTCCGCTTTCACAATGGAATAAACAAGTTACTATTGTTTGTCCATTAATTAGTTGGGTGAAGCCTAATCCGTGTTTTTGCAACAATGGATTAATTACTTCAAAGATTTTAGGAAGGTCAGCGTACGAATATCCGTAGCCTTGCGTTCCTTTGTGGATCACTGGCACTTCTTGCTGAAATGCTGCTAAACTTTTAAATAGGTTTTTCATAATATAAATTTTAATTGTTTGACAAATATAACTATTCTTTTTAATATAACAATGGATAAATGTTAAAATTTACAATAAATATGCTTAAATCTATTTAACATTATTTCCGAAAAGTATTGTTTTGCCTTTTGTATTCCGTGTTTATTTATCATTGATATAAATAATAAAATATTAAAATACGTGTAATCCATAAAATCAAATACTGGGTTCTTTATTTCTTTATAATCAGTTAAGAACTCAAACCATTCATTTTTATATCTACAGTTAGAAAGCATTTCGTGAATTTCATTTTCGCAATCATAATTAATTACTTTGAAAGTTACAACGTGAGGATTAGCAGTGGTTATTTGTCTTATTCGACTATCAAAATCTTTTGTTCTTCCAACTTTAAAAAATCCAAACCTATCTAAAACAATATAAGTAACATAACCATTCTCAGTTCTTGAATTATTTTTAATTGTTTTTTGTAAATTTTTTCGCATCATAAAAATTTCTTTAATCCATTCGCACATCGTTCTATGCTGTTTGCTCTTTCCTGAAGGCTTTGGATTTGTTCTTGGATAGTTTCCTTGCAATCGCTTGTAAAATAGCCGTTAGACGTAGCTATTAAAGGGATAATGCCGTTTGTACGTATGTAGTTAACCATTTTACGTAAACGCGGACCATTCATTTTAGTTTTATAACCTTTCGTGTTTAGGTATTCGTTCATTCGGGTTACTATTAACTCCGATTTAATTGGGTTCGCCTTTTTGTAGTTTCGGAAACCATGCACCACTACTGGCAGTATTTCCATTTCTTCGCTTGTAAGTTCGTGTGTGAACTCTTCAAAATTTGTTACGCTCATAATATAAGTTTAAAATCCGTAACGCATTACATCTTCATACTCGGCTAAGGTCATTTGGTCGTAATGGTCTTGTGCTATATCTCCGTTAAGTTCAAATCGTGTTTTTCTAATTTCACGTTCTTTTGCTTCAGCACGTTCAATGTTACGCATAATCATTTTTAGCGTGTTTCTTAAATGATTTTCATCCATTAAATCAATGTCGATTTTTTGACCATTCTTCATAGTCCAGTAATACTTTTTCATAATTTAAGTTTTAATTGTTGGTTCAAAAGTAATTATTCTTTTTAATATAATTACAATTCTTTTATCTTTTTTTTATAAGTCAACATAATTTCTCGTAGCTCCTCTTTGGTGTATCTTCTTTCTGTTGCTCCATTTTCCTCTAACCATTCAACTCGTTCAATTCCAATTTTGTCAATTAGCCTTTTTCTGTATTCAACTTGATTACCTGAAAGCATCACGTTACATTTATAACAACTTACCCAAACATTATCTTCGTGAAATCGTACGTTTGAATGTCCTCCAGCACTTAAATAATGCGAAGCGTGTCTTACTCCATTTATTTTCTTTCCACAGCTTATACAATTTTCGTGTTTATCTCGCTCACGTATAAATCGATTAAATACAACTTGTGTCATATTTAAAAAGTCTTGGATAGTTTCTAAGTCTTGTTTCATTTTCTGCTTTTTAACTTTCCATTGTTTCGCCTTTTCGGATTCTACCCAAACACGAAGACACTCATCGTTTAAGCAGTATTTCATGTTAAAGCGTATAGGCTCAAACTTCTCTTTGCAATGTTTACAGCGTGACATCTTTAAAATTTAATTGTGTTTGTAAATCCTTGACTTTGAATTTCTCCTCCATTAATAGTTTTTCAAGTCTAAAATTTTGCTGTAATGCTGTTCTTAGTTCCTTTTCCATAGCATCATAGCTAATTTTTACTTGTTGTAAGTCTGCTAAGCTACGCTCCATTGAATGTATTAAATCATATCTATTTGAAGCACGTTCTTTTATTTCTTCAAGGCTTAGTTTAATCTTTAAATAAGTAGTGTCTAAGTTTACTTTGCCTGTTATAATTGTCAATTCATCCATTTATTCGTGTTTTTGCTTGTTATAATTTTCTAAAATAGTTTTAATTGATTAGTATGGTTTTTAATTCTTTTAATTGCATTTTCATAAGATTTTTTAGAT